CCGGCGCCGACGTGCTCTACTACTTTCAAAAGAATCCCGGCGAGCTCCCGCGCGTGCTCGCGCAGTCGCCGCTCGACCAACTCGAAACGCTCGCGCTCATTTCGCAGCACCTCGCTGCGCCGTCTCCCTCCACGCGCAGTGTAGCTGCCGGCACCGGATCGGCTACTGCGCCCGTGATGACATCTCAGGTCCCACGCCCGCCTAATCCGGTGCGGACAGGTCCGATGCGCGGTGGTGACGAACCGCCGGGTGATGACGCCTCGCTTGCGGCGCACGAACAGTTCTACTACCGCAACGGTCGTCGTCGCGCGTAACGGATCGTCTGCCGCAGGGGCAGACCTTGAATACTTTCATTTCGCCGTCCTGGGTCACAACCGACGTCGCCGTCAACTTTAAGAACAACCTCAAACTAATCGGCCAGTTCGATCGCTCGTGGGATCGCACCTGGGAGAACGATCCCGGCGGCGCGAAGATCGGCTACACGGTGCAGGCGCGCATTCAACAGCGCTTCGTCGTCACTGAAGGCCAGGCGCTCGTGCAGCAGGCGATTTTCAATCAGACCGTCCCGATCACGATTAACCATCAAATGCAGGTGGGGATGGGGTGGTCCTCTGCGGATGACCGACTCCTCGTTGAGGAAGTGCAGGACCGCTACACGAAGCCCGCCGGCGCCGCACAGGCGAACAAATGGGATGTCGTCGCCGGCGCTGAAGTCTACAAGTCGGTCTATTACTTGGCCGGCTCCCCCGGCACCCCGCTGTCAGCGGAAGGCACGTATACCGATGCGGTCGCGAAACTCCGCAACGTCGGCGTGCCCGATAAATTCGTGGCGGTGCTCGACCCGAAATCGCAGAGCGCGATTCTGAAAACCGCGTTCACGCAATTCAATCCCCAAAATCAGATCACGACCTACTGGAAGACCGGCCAGTTCTCGGGCGCGGCGATGGGCGTGGACGAATGGTATTGGGATCCGAACGTGCCGACGCACACGACCGGCACCTTCACCGCGAGCACGCCGCTGGTGAACAGCGCAGGGCAGACCGGGTCGACCGTCACCACCAGCGGCTGGGGCACCTACGCCTTGAAGGCCGGCGACGTGTTTACGATCGCGGGCGTCAATGCCGTGAATCCGGTGTCCTACATCGACACCGGCGACTTGCAACAGTTCGTGTTGCAGGCGGATGTCGCTGGCACGAGCACCGCAACGCTGACGTTCAGCCCGCCGATTATCACGAGCGGCGCGCTGCAGACCGTGACGGCCTCGCCCGCGAACAACGCGAGCATCTTAGTGGTCGGCGCCACGGGCGCGGTCGCCGGCACGATGTCGGCGCAGAGCAGCAAGCAGTCGCTCCTCTTTAACCCTGCCGCGTTCGCTTTTGTGATGGTCGATCTCCCCGCGAAACTGCCGGGCGCGAATGCGGCGCGCAAGAACGATAAGGAAACGGGGATCTCGCTCCGTTTCGTTGAGCAGTACAACATCCAGACTGATCAGCAACCAAGCAGAATAGACAGCATCGGGGGAGTGGCCGCCGTGTTGCCCTACTTCGCGTTGCGTTTAGTGTCGTGATGCATCCGCCGCTGGTTCAGGCGTTGTTCGCGGGGTGTCGCCCATCGACAATTGGTCGGTTCGTAATGCCCCTCTGGGTCGATGCGGTCCATGGAATGCCCCGGCGTCGGCCGTGGCCCCATGTCGGCGAGGAAATTCGCGAACGACGAACGCCAGCGGTCGCACACACGAATGCCACGACCGCCGTAGAGTGGAAAGTCTTTACCAGTGGCGAGCAGACAGCGCGTTTTAAGCTGTTTCCAGGCGACGTATTCGGGTGTTCTCGATCGTCCGTGCGTCGTGAATCGAGCGCTGATGATCTCTTCGTGCCAGCAGCCACACGAGCGCGTGTTGCCGCTTTTAAGGTTATACCAATGCGGCTCGGTGATCTGTCCGCAATCGCATTGGCAGCGCACGCGAGGATACCGCGTCTGCTTGCCCAAGAAGGCCAGCACGGTCAGTCGTCCAAAGCGGTCACCAGGCTGTGGCTTCGGTTTCTCTCGGCGGCGTTTCGCTTCCGATCGCTTCCAACAGCCGCACGAGCGTGTGTTGGCGGTCAACAACGATTCCGCACGCACGGCGATCTGAGTGCCACAGGCGCAGGCACACGCCCACGCCGCACGCTGACCGAGATTCGGCGCACGGTGCAGCACGGTCAGTTGTCCCACGATCAACCCCGTCAGGTCGCGTAATGGCGGCATGACAATATTTTACCATAGGACGTAAAACATGGCCCTGACACAAACCACGCTCACGTCAGCCATCACGGCCTCGGTGACCACGTTCGGCGTCACCAGCACCAGCACCGGCTTTCCGACCGTCGGCACGCAGAACGCGCAGCCGCCGCAAGCGATCCAGATCGATGGCGAGCTGATGTTTCTCACCGGCGTGCCGGCGACGAACACGATCACCGTGCGCTGCCGGGGCAGCGAAGGCACCGTGGCTGCCGCACACGATGTGCTCGCGCCGGTCATCACCTCGAGCAACCCGAACGACTTCGGCCAGATTGCGCCAGGGCAGATCGTGTTGATCGATCCCGCGATCGACAACCCAGTGACGCTCGGCGCCGATGGGGCGATTCCGCAGCCGCTCGGCCCGGTCGTCTACAACATCAACAAAGGCTCCGCGGCAGCGCTGACGCTGGCGGCGCCCTCGCTCTCGTTGAACGGCACGCGCGTGGTGATCACCTCGCAGACGGCGTTCGCGCATGTCGTGACGGCGACGACGCTGCTGGGCGATGCCGTGACGGGCTCGCCGCATACCACCGCGACATTCGCGGCGTTCAAGGGCGCCACGCTCACGCTCATTGCTGAGAACGGCCTCTGGAACGTGGCGGGTGCGGTCGGCGTGGTCGTCACGTAGTTGAGATGTCTCAACGAGCGCCTGCGCTGTTTTAGGCAGGCGCTCGAAAGGTAAAACAAGTGTCAATCCTCCACTCGCCCGAAAGCGCGTTCGCCAAAGAGCGTAGAAAGTGGGAAGCGCACCCGTCCGAGCTCGGCCCAGGCGAGCGCCCGTGGGTGTTTCGCGAATACCCGATGATGCTGTATCGCGCGCTGTCGCCGAGCACGACCGCGCCGATGGAGTCACAGATCGCCGACGACGAGCTCCAGGCCGACGCGCTCCGCGGGCGCGGCTTCCGGCCGACGCCGCTCGAGGCGATCGACGCGCACGAGGCGCAGGCGCTCGAATTCGCGAAGCTCGCGGCCGAGCGCGAGCACGAGATCAAATACAAGCTGTCAGAGAAAGCCGCCGCCGAAGTGCGCGCCGCTGAAGCCGACTATTCCGGACACATGCCGTCCGTGCCGGTGACGCCGATCCCGCCGAAAAGCGGCCTGGCGTCATGGGCGCAACCGAAACCGAAGGAGAAGTAATGGCTGCACCGAATGGCTACCCCTCATATGTGTATAGCCGGACAGAACCCGCGGTGATCGTCCAGAGCCTCGCCGCCTTCAATGCGCTGCCTGGCTTCTGGGGCACGACGCCGTCACCGGAGAACCCGCCGCAGCGCCCGCCGATCGACGTGCCGGGGACGCCACTCGCGGCGATGCTGGCGATTCTGCTGCTGCTGACGCAGCGGTTGCCCGAGCCGCCGGCGACGACCGCGCTGCTCGCGGCGAGTGAGCCGGAGCCAGAACCAGAACCCGAGCACGAGCACGAGCGCGGGGCGAACGGGCGGCACCGGCGAGGAAAGGCGGTCGAGTAGATGGCCGCCGTGACGCCGGACGGGTTCCCGTCATGGATCTACCATCCCACGCGGCCGACCGTGATCGTGAAATCGCTCACGGCGCTCAATGCGCTGCCGGATCGCGGGAACTGGAGTGCGATCCCGTATCCGGAGAATCCGCCGTCGTGGCCGCAGGCCGCCAGCGGCATCGGCAACGAGCTCGAGGCGCTGACGGCCGTGCTGCGCCTCGTGCGGGCGCGCTGTCAGCCGGCGTGACGCGATGAGTGGCACCGCGCTCACCTACATCACGCGCGCGTTCGAGAATTTGAACGTGTTCCAGCCAGGCGTGACGTTGCCGGCGGCGCAGAGCACGCAGGCGCTCGCGATCCTCAATCAGATGATGGGGACGTGGGCGCAGCAGCTGACGTCGTCCGCAATCGCTGGCGTGAGCGTGCCATTGCTGGCAGGGAGATCCACCTATTCGTGGGCATCAACCGGCGATATTACGACCGTGCCCGCGCCGTCGAATCAAAACCAGATCCAGTCTGCGACGCTGCGGCTGGGGACGACGACGCCCCCCATTGAGATTCCATTAGCCGTTCTGACGGACGACATGTATACCGCCATCCCAATCAAGAGCTTATCCAGCACACAACCGACCGCTATTTGGTTCCAGATCGGTGCCCCTGGGAATGCGCCGACCGTCTTTGTCTGGCCGGTTCCCAATAATGCGCTGCATTCGCTGGGTATTTATGTGCAACTCAACTTTGGACCCTTCGCGGACCTCAGCACCACTAGCTATGTCTTTCCTGATGGCTATGAGGAGGCGATCATTTACAACCTCGAGCGCCGCCTCGCCGGCCCGTATGGCCGCGACATGCCGGCGGAAGACGCGATCCTCGCGCGCGAGACGTTCGCCAACATCATGCGCGCGAATCAGCGGCTGAGCGACCTGCCGAACGATTTCGCGACGGCGTTCGGTCCCGCGCATAAACACGGCTACAACATTCAAAGCGGGAATTATTAAATGATTGGCACGACACGCGGCCCGCTGAACAAGTGCGAGGTCATCACGCCGTCCGACACGGTGGACCTCACGCGCTACACGCAGACCAAGCAACTCACCGACGGCGTTTACGTCGGCGGCGGCGCCGGCGTGCTGGTCGTGGTCACGGCCGACAACACGACCTGCACGCTGTCGGGCGTCATCACCGGGCAGATTTATCCGATCGCGGTGCGCCGCATCAACGCGACGAACACGACGGCCACCAACCTCGTCGCGGTCTACCAGATCTAAATGGCGCCCTCCGCACAGAACGTCGGCCTCCTCGCCTCGGTCGGTGCCACGGTGCGTCTGACGCCGCCTGGCCTGGCCGGGTTCGGCATCCAGATCACCGGCACCTGGGCCGGCACGGTCCAGTTTGAGGGGTCGATCGACGGCGTGACGTTCGCCGCGCTGAGTGCGACGCCGATCGGCGGCACCGTCTCGGCGACCCAAGCCACGGTGAACGGCCTCTGGCAGGCGGCGGCGCCGCTGGTGTCGATGCAAGTGCGGATGTCGGCGTGGACGAGCGGCAGCGCCGTCGTGACGTTGAACGCGGTGGAAGCGGCCACGGGGGGGGCGGCTGGTGGTGGTGGTGGCGCCGCCGGTGCGGTGTCAATCGCCGACGGTGCCGATGCGGCGACCGGCAGCACTACGGACCCGGCGGTCGTCGGGGACAACGCCGGCACGGTCAACAGCCATCTGCGCGGCCTCGACAAGATCCAGGCCGATGTCTGGGATTCGGTCAATCACCGCTTGCACGTCAACGTGGACAACGCCGCCGCGATTGGCGGCGGGACGCAATACACCGAAGACGTCCCAGCGGTCACCGATCCCACCGGCACGATGCTCATCGCGGTGCGGCGCGACACGCTCTCCTCGTCGGAGGTAAGCGCGGACGGCGACAACATCACCGCGAAGTCCACCTCGAAGGGTGAGCTCTACGTCAAGCACGTCGATCCGCTCACCGTCGCCCAGGCCGCGGCGGCCGCCCTCAATGCGACCGTGGTCGGCGCCGGCACCGCCGGCACGCCTGCGGGCGGTATCGTCACCGTGCAGGGCGTCGCGAGCATGACGAAACTGCTGGTGACGCCCGATAGCGTGGCGCTGCCGGCGAACCAGTCCGTGAATCTCGCGCAGGTCGGCGGGCAAACCACGGCGACGGCCGGCGTGAACGGCACGCTCGCGGTCGGCGGCAACGTCGCGACGAACGTCGCCGTCAGCGCCAATCCGGTGAACCAGGGCGCGCAGGGCGTCTCTGCGGAGAATAGTGCGGTCACGACCGGGCGCATGGTGCAACTGGTCGCGGATCTGGTGGGCAAGCTGATCGTCCTGCCCTATGCGAATCCGGAGAATTTTGTCTCCGGCGTCACGAGCGGCCAGATGACGGCCACCACCTCCACGACGTGCGTCGCCGCCCCGGCGGCGGGCCTGCGGAACTACATCACCACGATCACGGTGTCGAATACGCACGCCACGCAGGCCACCGATGTGCTGATTCAGGATGGCAGCAACGGCACGACGCTGTGGGTGGTGCCGGCCGCCGCCGCACAAGGTGGCGCGGTTGTGACGTTTCCCACGCCGCTGCGACAACCGACGACGGCGACCGCCATCTTTGTGCAGAACGTCACGACCGGCGCGAGCACGAAGGCGTCGATCGCGGGCTACAAGGGCGCGTAGATGGCGTTCGCGAAATACAAGCAACTGACGCTGGCGAGCAACAGTATCGGGATGAGCAGCGACCCGACCACCTGGCCGCTGTGCATCGGGCGGGGCTACGGGCCGCAGGCCGCTGACACGGACCTCAAGGACACGAGCAACGGCGGGGTCATCCGGCCTGATGGGTTCGACTTCGCCTTCTTTGACAGCGTCGCACAGACCACGCGCTATCCGGCCGAGCGCGTGCTGTATGACGGCGTCAACGGGAAGCTCGAGGCGTGGGTGAACATCCCGACGCTGACCCGCGCGTCGGCGACGGTCCTCTACATGTTCTACGGCGACGCGACGATCACCACGGACCCGAACAGCGGCGCGTTTGGGAAGACCGCCGCGTGGAACACCGGCTACACGAACGTCTACCATCTCGGTGACGGTTCGACGCTGTCGCTCGCCGGCAGCACCACCACGCCCGCGAACCTGACGAATACGAACAGCGTGACGGCGACGACAGGGGACATCGCGGGCGGCGCGCATTTCGTCCGCACGGCCAACCCCAATGCGAAGTATCTCTCGGTGTCCGCTGTCGCCACCACGACGTTCCCGGTCACGCTCGACTGCTGGGCGAAGCTCTCCGACACCACCTTCGCCGATGCCGAACAGCGCATCATGGTCGCGCTGTCGAAAGCGACCGGGAACGAGGCGTTCTGGCTCGCTTACTGGCGGCAAGCGTCCGACCATGTCACGTATCTGATGGTGCTCGAGAATAACGTCAACAACCCGAAGTTTAACTTTTACGCGGTGACGGTCGATACGAACTGGCACCATCTCGCGGCAGTCTTCACGAATGCGACATCACTCGCGCTGCACATGGACGGCGTATCCATCAGTCCGAACACCTCATTTTTAGGCGCGGGCGTGACGCCGGCCGGCCTTGATACGACCTCCATCGGCGTGGAGCTCGAAACCGGCCCCTTTCAGTGGGCCAACTTCAACGGCGACATTGACGAGGCGCGCGTCTCGAACGTGGCGCGCAGCCTCGATTACAACATCG